ATGGTGTGTTTATACCCCAAAACGAGTCGATAAGTCATGATTAAGGATGAACAGGTCATAGTTGGTAGCGATACGGCTGAACTAGGCTCAGATGGGCTGGAATCGGTTTTTTTACCGGTAACAGCTCCACGAATCCACTCACCGCTCAATGATTTGCCATCGCGTGGCTTTGAATTGATTGATTTTGCTGACCAGATTATTGAAGGCGGCTTTATGCCATGGCAAAAATGGCTGGCCGAGCACAGCCTAAAAATTAAGAGTGATGGCCGCTACCATCATCCAATTTCTGTGGCCAGCTGTGCGAGACAAAATGGAAAATCGACATACATGAGCGCAAGAATTTTGATGGGTCTTTTCCATTGGCAAGAATCCTTGCAGGTTTCCACAGCTCACCGACTGGTGACATCGCTTGAGCAATTTCGAGGCATTGTGCAAATTATTGAAAGCAATGATGATTTGGCAAAACGGGTCAAGCGAATTCGCTGGCAACATGGTGCCGAGGAGATAGAAACACTCGATGGATCGCGCTTTGTTATCAAAGCTGGTGGATCAGCAGCTAGAGGTTTATCAAAACCCGAAAGCGTGCATATGGATGAAATTCGAGAGCTGCACGATATGGAAACTTTTGCCAGCTTGCGATACACATTGATGGCTGCAAAAAATCCGCAAATCAGCTGCTTTTCGACAGCTGGTGATTCGCACTCAATTGTGCTTAACCAATTGCGAGAGCGCGGATTGGCCGCAGCTAGTGGGGCAAATGATGATGTGGGCTATTTTGAATGGTCTGCACCGACCGATGAGATTTCATTGGAAAACGCGGCTTTTGCAAATCCCGGACTCAACATAACAATTCACCCCGACAATATCCGAGCGGTTTTTAATGATCCTCCGGATGTAGTAATGACCGAGGTTTTAAACAGGTGGGTACAGACAATCTCCAGCGTTATTGGAGCCAAAGAGTGGCAAGCCTGTGGAGATGAAACTATTGATCTTGATGAGGACAAGCTGACATGGATGGCAATTGATATTTCACCGGACAGAAAACATTGTGCATTAGTTGGGGCCCAAAAGCTTGGCTCGGAAAGCTTTATAGTGAAGCTGCTGCATACATGGGAAAACACCATCCAGCTAGATGATCGGGCAATTGCCAATGATGCAGCTAGTTATTGCCGCAAATATCCCATTGAGTATTTGCTATACAGCCGCCGCACATCGGGCGCGGTTGCGGCAAGAATGCAGCCGGCTGGTATTCCCATCCATGACATGGACAGCGATTACCCACAAGCTTGTGATGAATTATTGGGAGCAATCAACAGCGGCAGATTGAAACACCGAAATCAATCATCGCTGACCGAGCAAATGCTTTCAGCGGTGCAATTAAGGCGCGGTGATGGCGGTTGGGTCATTGGAAGGCGTGCCAGCCAATCGGCCGTGTGTGCTGCCGTAGCAGCCGCGCTATGCACACACTTTGCGACACGCCCAGAAACGGAAATTGATGTTTTAGTGGGTTGATGCTTGACATTTTGAGAAAATGGGTGCATGGGATTATTTGACCGCAAACGCACTATTGAAACTGTTGCGCCATCGCGCGGTGCTGACATAGCTGCACAAATTGGGCCAGCTCCAACGCTTGATGCGTTTTATCCATTTGGCGGCGCGGATTATCTTGCAAGCCGAGAAGAAGCAATGAGTGTGCCGGCAATTGCTCGCGCTAGAAACATGATCTGCAATTCAATTGCCACCATTCCGATGATTACACGCGACAAAGACACAGGCCAAGTCATTGACCAACCTGTTGTGATTTCTGATCCAGATAAGCGCGTGCCCGGAGCTGCATCATGGGTGTGGGCCTGTGAAGATTTACTTTTTACGGGGTTTAGTTATTTTCAGATTATGTCGCTATTTGCCGATACCGGCAGAGTGCGCGAGATGTGGCGCGTTGCTCCTAATCGCGTTGGTGTGTTTCTTAATGATAAAGGCACACAGATTGAATATTACACAGTTGATGGAATGCAAGTACCAAATACCGGCATTGGCTCACTCGTTGTGTTTTATGGCAATGATGAAGGTTTATTGAATCGAGCCGGTCGCACAATTCGTGCCGGTGCAGAGCTCGAGCGAGCAGCTGCAATGTATGCACGCGAACCCGTGCCATCAATGGTTTTAAAATCAAATGGCACAGCATTGCCAGCAGACCGCATTGCAAAACTTTTGGATGCTTGGGGTACAGCTCGCAGAAATCGCGGAACGGCTTTTCTCAATGCTGACATTTCTATGGAAACAGTTGGCTTTACACCGGAGCAAATTGGCCTCAATGCTGCACGCGAAATCATTGCAACAGAATTAGCCAGAGCCGTTGGCATTCCGGCTTATTTTATTGATGCGCCGACTGGATCATCCATGACCTATGCAAACGCCAGCACGGCGCGTCAAACCTTGTTGGATTTTTCGCTGCTCCCGTTGATGAACAGCATATCCTCAAGACTTTCAATGTCAGATTTTACGCCATCATCACAGCGCGTTGAATTTGATTTGAAGGCATACCTACGCGGATCAGAAAAAGAGCGTGCAGAGATTTACAAGATTTTATTTGACATCGGAGCAATCACTACCGATGAAATTAGACAAATGGAGGACATGATCTCATGAAGCTAACAACACCTATGCAAATTACGGCAGCTGATACCGATGCACGGACAATCACCGGCCGAATTGTTGCATTCAATGAACATGCAAACGCATCAACCGGCAAGGTTGTTTTTGCCCGTGGATCAATTGCTGTCAATGATGTGTTTCTTAATTTAGAACATGACAACACACGCAGAATTGGCAAGAGCATTGCCATGAGTGTGAATGACAAAGAAATGACTGCAACATTTAAAATTGCAAATACAACAGCTGGAACTGATGCATTGGTTGAAGCGATGGATGGCTTGCGCGATGGATTCAGCATTGAATTGGCTGTTGATAATTACGAAATGCAAAAGGATGGCACCATGAAGGTGCTCAATGGACAGCTCACAGCTGTGGCATTGGTTACTGAACCAGCTGTGCGATCAGCACGCGTTTCTGAGGTAGCAGCATCAGAAGATTCTGAAACTCAAGAGGTTGCAGAAATAACAAACCCAAATGAAGGAGACAAAGTGGATAACACTACCGAAAACACCGCTCCTGCCGTTGAACCGGTAGAGGCTCCAGCTGAGGCTGTTCAGGCATCACGACCTGCCTATTACACAGCTCCACGATCACCAATTGTGTCAAAGGTTTCATACCTTGAGCACTATCTAAAGGCAACAATTCTTCATGATGAAGATTCACGCCAATACATCAAGGCCGCCGATAATACGACTGGCACAGCACCCGGAATGGTGCCAACGCCTCAAAGCACACAGGTTGTTAATGCATTGGCTAACGCTGATCGCGGAATGATTGATGCGCTAAGCCGTGAAACTCTTGTTGGCGAAGGAATGACCTTCGAAATTCCGCGTGTAACTGCCGTGCCTACGGTCAGTAATGTGGCCGAAAATGCAGCTGTTACAGAATCATCACTATCAGCAACATTCTTGAGCGTACCTGTTCAATCTTTCAAAGGTCGCGCAATTTCAACTGTCGAATTGATTGATAGATCACGGCCAGAATATCTGACCGCGCTCCTTCAAAATCTTGAATTTGCTTATGCAAAAGTAACTGATGAATTTGCTGTTGGCACAATTGCTGGTGCAGGTCAGCAAACAGGTGTTAATGCAAACTCCTCAACAGGATTCCTTGCTTACACATCACAAGCTGCCGGTGCTGTTTATTCATCATCACTCGGATTTGCACGCAACATCGTTGTTTCTCCTGGACAATGGACAAACATCATGGGTTACAACGACAATGGCGCACCTCTTTACAATGCAGCGCAACCTTCAAATCAGGCAGGATCAGTTCGAGGCGATAGCTTGCGTGGTGTAGTTTCACCGGGCCTTAACCTCTTTGTTTCTCGCTCAATTGGTAACGCTGGTGCAACAACATCAACCGGAGATTTCTCAATGGCTGTTATCAATCCAGATGCATGGACATGGTATGAGTCACCACGCTTTACATTGCGCACAGCAATTCAGAGCGATGGAACAATTGACATCCTCTACTACGGCTACGCAGCAATTGCTCCAAAGATTCCATTTGGCGCATGCTGGAACCAGACCTGAGCCGAATAAAAATCAATCATCGGTAGCGGTCGCTCCCGAACGCTAACGATACGAAAGGAACCGAGATGCCAGCAATAGTCACAGCCTCACAGCTGAGGTCAATTCTTGGTGTCTCGGTTTCCTTGTATAGTGATGCACAATTGGATTCTTTTATAGATTCCGCTGAACAAACAATTTTGCCGTTACTCACGCAATACCAATCATCGGTGACATTTGCCAATGTGGATAATGCCGTCATTTATTTCACAACAATCCGGCCAAATTACTTTGTGCCGGGGCAATCTGTCATTGTTACCGGGGCCGGAACATACAATGGCACTTATACAGTCACCGATGATCGTATTGAGCCTTACACATTTACAGCCGCCACAGCTGCCGCAGACCGCACATATCCATTGCCATTTATTCCAAGCGCATTAGCTACTTTGTCCGGATCATCAGCTGCACAGCTTTACGCATCAACACCGCCCATTGAAAATGCAATTTTGGTTGTTTCGGTCGAGATATTTCAAAGCATTACCGCTCCCGGCAATCAAATCATGTCAGACACATTTCAGCCATCACCATTTGTGCTTGGCCGCAGCTTGACTAATAGAGTCGTTGGCTTGCTTGGGCCATTTTTGGATGTTGAGGCGATGTGCCAATGAGCATTCAATCCGCAATCCGCACACCATTGCAAACAGCACTTTCAACAATTGCTGCCAATGTCTATAACGGCATTCCAGAGACAATGACATCTCCAAGCATATGTTTAATACCAGATGCGCCATATCTTGAAAGCGTTTTAATTAATGGATCAACTACAAAGGTAAAAGTCAATTTAACTGTTACCGGTGTTGTTGCTTATATGAACAATGCAGCAGCTTTGGACAATCTTGAACAATTGATGATTAGCATCATCAGCACAATGCCAAACGGCTATGTCGTAGGCAATGTTAATCAACCACAACCATTGGAAGTTGGCGCGGGCAAATACCTCACAGCCGATTTACAAGTCAGCACCTACTACACCAATTAAGGAGAAATCATGCCAACAACAATCATCACGGGCAGAGACATCACTT